AATCAGGATTAATTAATTCTCTTTGTGCGTAATGATCCTCATACTTTGCGTTATCGTGTTGTTCCGACTCTTTCGGAAATACGTAATCCTTAGTAATCGGTGATATTGGTAAATTTAACTCACGCCACAACGTATGACTGTAGTTTCTCATATACGTAATTCCATTCTACTGTTGAACCGTTATAACGTCTCCAAGTTAAACTAACGGCATATCGATTAACTTTTGTATCATTTTTCATTGAGTGTGGTACTCCAATATTTACTAATGATGGATAACCTATTTCAGATGTATGAATTAAATCACATTCTTCAGGTGTCCAAGCATAAGCATATGGTGTTGTTTCTATTTTATAACTATTTTCACTAAAACTTTCTGGCTCTATAATTTCTTTATTTGCAAATTCAGGTTTAGGATTCCACCATTGCATATAAGAACCTTTTTCTGTACAATATTGCCAATTAATCGCACAAGAATTAGTACCCAAATCTGTTCCATCAATATGTATTTGTAAATAAAATCCAGGAGGAGAACAAAATACATCAGCATTTTTTAAGTACATTCCTTTGCTTTCAAAAAAATCTAATAATTCAGGATTTACTTCTTTTTCTGGTATAGGAAAGTGTCCCTTGTTAGGCATTTTACTTAACCAGTTTTTATCTATCATTACATCGTTTACTGGTAATTTTAAATTTGCGCAATAAATATTTTTCATACTTTTTTAAAAATTATACCGCAATAAAAACAAACAGCATTTATTTCACCATTTGGACGTTCTTTTAATGTATAAAATACTCTTGGATGAGTATCGTCATCTAGATCAGGATCGTATCCATCACAGTAAACTGTATCTTCTGAAGTTTCTATAATTGTTTTTTTATTCATGTTGTTCATGCTGTATAATATAATTTTTAAACAAATTTACAGCATCCCACATTGGTACAACATCTTGTAAAATTCCATCTTTAACTGCTTTATCTCTATCTAATGATATTTTACTTAAATCTTCATTTAATATAATCTGATCATTTGTAGTCCATCCTGGAATTAATATTTTATCAAATACACAAGATAAACATTTACGAGAAGAATGAGTAGTAGTAACATTATGTGGTTGTCCAACTTGAACAATTGAAACTTTAATATCATGACTTTCAACTAAATCAACTTCATCAGGATACCAATATAAATCTGCTGTATTAATATCTCTTTCAGATTGATTTTCGTACAACACTCCTTGAGCTTTTGCTACTGTATTTACTTTAGGTTTAAACCAATTCATTAAACTATTTCCAACTGGATTAAAAGCATAATTTAATTTAAATTCATCATGAATATTATTTCCATCAATATGAACAGGCATTGAATGACTTGGTGGATTATAAAATAATTCTATATCTGTAATACTTAAACCAATCATTTTAGTCCATTTCAAAAACACATGACTGTGATACTTAATCGGCACCCATAATTTAGTTTGTTTTGAAAATGTTTGTTCTTCCATCCACTTCATTCCTTCATCATTTAAAGGAAGAGGGCATATCTGATAATGAAGTGCTTTATGATTTATAACCGATTCATTAAATAACATAAAATTGTTTATTCTTTGTCATTTGGTTTTTTATTTACTTCGTATGATGGATAAAAGTATTCATCGCTATCTCCAAATACCCATTTTGGATTTTGTTCACAATGATAATATTTTGAACTTACTTTAAAGTCAGGAACACTTAATCCTTTTGATCTAACTGAACTTGATTCAAAAAACAACATGCGATTATTTGGTTGAGCAAACCATTGCCCATTATCTAACTTACCGATATTATGTGATTTATGTTCTGTGGGGACTTCGGACTCAGTGACGTTTGGAATATTCGGATCAGCATGAGCACTATCTATTGTGAATAGGTATTCACCGCTCATACGTGAACCATCTCTTAATATAATTTCAACACGACAATTTTGTAAAAATTGTTTTTCAATTAATGAAATATGATAACTAAACCCATCCCATAATTGTAAAAAATCTAAAGGAAGTTGTTTATCTAAATCAATATCAGTTTTCCATACATAAGCACTTATAGGAAGTTTATCATAGAGTGCTCCATATTCTGGTAAATAACTTTCAATATAAAAAGCTCTACGTGGAATAGATTTAAGTGTTACCCATGTGCATGGAATATATTCTCCAAAACCTTTTTTAAAGTCATAAAGAAACTCTTTTTTAATCCAGCATTGTATATGTGGTAAATTTACTACAAAGTTCATATAATGTATTTAGTTTGGCTCACTCGGCAGGACTTGAACCTGCAACCTCTGGTTTCGTAGACCAGCATTCTATCCATTGAACTACGAGTGAATAAAATGGATAGATTAAGGTAGTCTCAATCCTTCAAAAACATTTCGTAATGGTGATTTTTTCTCTTCTTTTTTAATTTCAGTGTTTGTAGTGCTACATCCTGTATCGGTAGCAGTATTATGAATACATCCTGAAAGAAACAATATTATTACTAAAATAAATATTTTATCCATTTTATTCACTCGTTTCTGTTTATCTCAACTAAATCTAATTGTTCAAATAATTCGGCAGTCCTAGCGACAGGATCCGAGATACCATCACCAAAAGAATAATCCCTTGGTTTAGCATGATGATATTCATGATTGCCTTCACCCCAATTAATAAATGCACCTGCGATTGGATCAAGTGATATAACTTGTTTAGGTGTTTCATGATTATGACTTACTGCATTTGTAACACCCATTCCATGTAATCCTGCAACTACAGCTAATGCTGCTCCAATACAAACTTCTAAGCCACCCAATATTCCTAAATTAACTTTTAAAAATTCTGATACGATATATAAACTAATCCAAAATAAAAATAAAGTAGGAATAGCACGATTGTGATAATACATAGCAATATGATTACGAAATAATCCTGTTGTATATTTTAATGGTACATCTTCTTTTCGCCAATCCCATAAATGTAAATAGGATCTCCAAAATCCTATTCTGTGTGGACTATGTGGATCTAAATGAGTATCGAGATGAGTATGATGCATACGATGTAGTGCTGCCCACCCTAAAGGAGTACCAATACCTGCGTATATAGCAAATATATTACTTAAATGTTCTAATAAATTACTCTTAACTTTAATTGAACCATGTGAAAGTGCTCTATGCGTATATCCTGATACAGCCCAAGCACCAAACCACCAGAATAAAATGAACGTAAAGAATGTAGTAAGTGTACCATATTTAAATACGAATAATGCTAATATATGTACAAAAATATAATAAGCAACACGAAAATATAGATTATTACGTGTTGAAAATTCTTCCCAACTAAAATTACTTATTGACTTTAACATATGTGTTCCAATATTGTCCTTTACGTATTAATTTACTTGACTTAGATTGTTGATGATATTCTAAAGCACCTAATTTAATATTTGCCTTAACGTTTTTATGAATATGTTTTTTATCAACATCTGGTAATTCTTTTTGTAATAAACGAAAAAGAACTAATTTCTTTATACCCTTAACTCTTTTTGAAGTATCTGCCTCATTATCGTTTAATAGTTTAACTATCTTATCCCACACTATACTACCAAAAGAAGAACTCATAACTCTTTTTTCTTCTGCTCTTTTATAACTATCGATATCTACACCTATCTCTTTACAATATATAAAAAACTTTTCTCGTAATTCCATATGAAAAGATGGAACCATTCCTAAATCTCTTAAATTGGAAAGGCACATAATCATGTCATCTTGAATATTAGCACTTAATTTAGATTTTTTTAATTTAGCTAAACAGTTGTTTAACTCAACATCAGATAACTTTCTAAAATTAGACGCTCTGTCTCTCCAATGAGTAATTTCTTTTTTTACTTCTTGCATACTTTAAGTTTATTTTTAAACTTAACGTGTTTTACATTACCTTTTGAATCTTTAAATATATTATAATGATCTTTACCATCATAATAAAAACCATCCTTAATCCATTTTTTGTTTTTTAATTTTTTATCTTTCATCTTACATCTTATTATTTTAATTGGCATTTAATTTTAAATATTTTTTTCTATACCATTTATTAAATTTTTTATCACTTAAATATTTTATTATTTCTGTGCATGGTATATAATCGGACTCTACATAATCAGCTAAAAATCGATAACATTTTTTATCTATTTTTTTCATTAGTCTTTGTCGTCATCTGTAAAAAGCATAGAATCAACAGGATCTATATATTTCATTTGTTTTATAACTCTATTTAAATTTTCTATGTCTTCATTCAAACGGTCTATTACATCTTTTAAATCATTTATTTTAAATGATTGTTCTGCAATAAGCTTTTCTTGATCATTTATTCTTTTTCTGTATTCTTCTAATAAAATTACTTTGTCTACCATTTCTGTATTCTTCTAATAAAATTACTTTGTCTACCATTTATTTATTAACCAATCTTTAATAGCATCTACTTGTGGATTACCTCTCAACGTAATAACATCTGAATATTCATGACCGCCAATACCATCTAAGTCAATAAAGGTTATATTTTTTTGTTCGTTATATTTTATTTGTGCTCTAAATTTAAGTTTTAAAGACATATATTCTTTAATAAAATATATTTTATTCGTATTAACAGCTGAAGCAAAAGCATCTGCATAGTAATGCGTTTCTTTGGTAAAATAATTTGGTAATACTAGTTGTTTAATAGTCATATTTCTCTTTTAGTAAATGTATATCTTAAAACTTTAAAAGGTTTATTATCAGGCAAAGAAAATACTTCTTTTACTACTTGTTGTGCCAGTCCTTCAGATTGAAAATATTCAAAATCATCTAAAATTTTATAAAAACCATTTTTAGTAGTTTTCCAAAATAATTGAGCATCTGATCCATCTATCTTCATAGTAATTCCTACTTTCCTATTAAACAAGCTATTCATTCTCTTCTAAATCTTTCTCTTAAATTATATTTTATTTCTTCCAAATGTATTTCAATACGTCTTTGCGTTTGTACGTGAGAATATACACCCCAAATTAAAACAATTAATAAAATAGTATTAAGCATACTTAATTAAAATTATCAAACTCAGCTATTGCTTGTTGTTCTTCTTCAGACTCTTTGTTTTTAAAATTTTCATAGTGTCTAATACCATGTTTTTTAACAAACTCATCTTTAGATAAATTATAAAAATCTTCTTCCATTTCCATTAACCAGTTTTTTACATTACCCATAATATATATTCCTTTTTTAGTTAGTTTATACGTATATTGTACTATATTTTAATCGAAAAGTAAAGTACAAAATGCATTTAAAAGTGTTTAAAATCAATGACTTAGTGTAATGTCACTATTTCAGCTTCTGGTTTATCTAAAGTACCAGTAACATAATTAATACAATCTAAGAATTCTGGTGTTTCAGGGTTTGAATGTATGCTCCATGATGTTCCTATTGTTCCTTTAACACAATAATCTGGTAATCTACCATCTGGATCATCGACTAATATAATAATTGAAACTTTTTGTGATTCGGTATGACCAGAAGATTCTGCTGGTATATTTGCTGTGTTATTATATCTACAAGGAAAGGCAAATTGTGGTGTTGTATTATAGTCTATAGCATCTTGTCTTGCTCTATCAAGTTGATACAATACAGAATTAACACAATAACGTATTACGTTATATTCAAAAAGTTCATCAACCTTATCAACTGTGGTTTTTAATTGAAAGCCATTGATATCTATATGAATAGTTTGATTTCGCATTGTAGCGAATTTATGACGTATTCCTACAATTTTATTTTCACTGGACATAATATAATCTTACTTTTTTTTAACTCTTACTAATGTTTCAATTTTTTTAGTTCTGTCAACCTTAGGATATGATATTTTAAATTTTTCATTTTCCCAAGTACCATTAGCAAAGGAAGTAAATTCTGTTATAATTAATTGTGCTGTATCTATTGAACGATGCACTGTAACTAATCTTTCATCTTCCCAAACTCTTATCTCAGCTGGGAATGAAGCATTAGATATTTTTTCTACTATGTTGCCTATTTTAAGCATTGATGTATGATGAAATGGATTCTTTTGTAATATTTGGATATAAAGATGTTAAGTTTTGATTTTTTATTGCTAAAAGTATTTCTTGTTCTTTCGCATCTAATCTTTCTAACATTTGAATAAACAATATCTCTCTTTTAGCAGGTTTTAAATCTTTTCTTCTAAAAATATAAAACTTTCTTACTTCTAAAGTAAGATTCGATGGAGCCATATTTAATGGTTCAATCGCTGCTTTAAATGGTGGATTAGTTTCTGGTAAATCCCATTTTAAACTGCTATTAAAGTTATTCTGTAATGTTAATTTTAAAGCAATATTATCTTTATAATTAATAATAGCGGTTATATCATTATTTATTTCTTCTAATATTTCATAAACACGTTTTCCCATGTTTAAAACTCCTCTATTTCTTGAAGTAATAGACTACAACGTTTTTCTATAAGATAGTTATATATAGTCATCTTATCTCCTTTTGGTTTGTTATTATTAAATGTATTTAATATACTCTCTCCTATATGTTTAGGTATAGAATCAAGACTTACTAATTTTTCATTTCTTAAATAGTTCTTTTTTTGTTCATCATTTTGACAAGCATTAATACCTTTCTCTAAGAAATTATTTAATATTTTTTTAGTAATTGGTTTTTGTCTTTCATCACGTATGAATATATCATCTGGTGAAAGTACATTCGGAACACCATCACCTGAATCGCCTCTTACTATATGTTCTATTATATATTGTTCAGCTTCTCTTACTGATGATTTATTTACTTGCTTTTTAAGTAATGGTGAATATTGTTCAACGTTTCCACATTTTTGTAATTGTTTAAAGTCTTTATCAGAAGAAACAATCATATGTTTTTCTAAAGGTCTTTCTTTCACTAGTGTAGCTATCACATCATCTGCTTCAGCATGATTTATATGTAATACTTTATATGGAAAGTGTTTTACTAAATCTTCTCTTACATCAGCCATAGTTTCAAAAATAAGTTTCCAATCAACTGGATCTGCTTCTCTATTTTTCTTACGATGTGCTTTATATAAAGGAAACTCTGTTTTTCTCCAAACTTCTTTACCATCAGCACATATAACTAAATCACCATAATCAGCTGAAAATTTCTTCTTATAATATTTAATAGTAGAGAGTATCGCATGACGAATAATATTAGATACTTCTTCCATTGGTCTTCCTTTTTGAACATCTTGTTTAAAAGAAAGTATATTTGCGATTGCTACTTGTGAATAATCAATTAATATCATTTTTTTAATTTTTCTTTTAGTTTAACTATTACAGATTTTCTCATACTACATTATATAAAACTAATAAATGTGGTGGTATTAAATCATCTTTTAAATTGTGTGGTGTAGTTTCCCAACTTTCATCATCACCATTTTCATAACTACCAACAAATCCATACTCATTAAAATCTTCATAATTTGTTTTTTCAGTACCATAAGTTGCTTCTATATTATATCTTTGTTTTTCAACTAGATAATCATAAAAAGGAATTGGTGGAACATATTTTGTGTGGATTTCAAAAAAGATGGAATTTGGAGAAGTCCTATCGAAACTAATAACTTGACCATGTATGCGATTATTCCAGTTTTTATTTACAAGAGAATATTTGTTTCTTTTGAGTTGAATATCAAATATGCTTCCAAATAAAGGAACAAGAGCCTTTTTTCCAAGATTAGTTTTTAAGTCATATTCAATCATATCAATTTTAAATGGATCAGTATTTGACATATTAATATGATTTATTACTATAATCATAAGGTATATTATACTATAAAAAAGCTTGTATGTAAAGAGTTAATTTTTGCTAAAAAAGTCATTTAATCTTGCCTTTAATTCCCTAAAATACTCATCATCAGCAATTAAATTAGCTATAATTCTAACTGAACTGTCTTGTGTAGTAGTTGATAACATTCCTGAACGTATAAGTTTTCCCATTACTCCAAGAATTGGTTTTTTAGAATCTAATTCTAAAAATAAACCCTCTTGTCTATAACAATTTAAATAACCTTGATTATATAAATCTTTTGCTATTTCTTCTAATCGTATAACTGTATTTTTTGCTATATGAAATAAACCATTATTTGAAATAATTTCTTTTACTTTTTTCATCGCACCAATACCAGCCATATAAGGTTGCCAAGTATGCCCCCATCCCCACTCCTGTGTTGAAAGGACTTCACCTATACGAGCATTACCTACTGCGAATCCTATCGGTGCATACCCTGCTGATAATGATTTACCGCAAGCAATAATATCTGGTTGAATATTGTATCCTGCTGTTGAATAACCAAAATAAGATAATGATTTGCCCCAACATACTGCTACATCATCTGTAATAAAATTTATTTTATATTTGTCACAAATACTTCTTACACTATTCCACCACCATCTACTATATGGTAATATTCCATTCATCCAAGGACAAGTTTCCATTATAAAAGCACCAACATTTGAAGAGTCATCAAATTTAGAGAGTCTTCTTTCTAACTCTATAATTGCTCTTTGTTCTTCATCTGCACGTTCTTCTATATTCCTCCATTTAGGTGCACGAATACATCTTAATCTATCTGATGGAAATTCGATTGAATATGGATTAGCCATACATCTAGTCAAATAACTTGTACCGTGATATCCTGGAGAACAAGATACGATTAAATGTTTTTTAGCATTTACTTGTTTCCAATAACTATCATTCATCATAATCGCACATTCCACTGCTGATGTGCCAGAAATAGCCCAAGACATTACTGACATTCTTGATTCAGATAATACAAAAGAAACTAGTTCCTGAGTATCAACATCAGTCTCACCTGTATTACCTCTTAAAAAACTAACAGAAAATATTTTGTCAGCCATTGCTTTTATAATTTCAGTATTTCCATAACCAAGTATAAAAGCACTGTTGCCAGATTGAATATCTAAATATTTTTTACCATCATTCATCTCAACCCAATAACGATAAGTATTCTTAACTATTTTTTCAATTTCACCGTCAGCACTATTTCTTAATTCGTACATTGTAAATCCATATTTGTTATATAAGCATCTTTATTCTCAATTATAAATCTTACTGCATTTAAAACTGAATTTATTGTTAATTTTTTTCCTGTATAATCTTTTGCTAATGGAGTGTCAACCCAAGCTGGACGAATAATACTTATTTTAAGTGGAGTGTATAGTTCTAGAAAAGAACTGTTAGGATCATATAATTCTTCTACTGTTTTATCGAGTAATATTTTTTGAGACCAATATTCTTCAAAACCTTTTGGGACTTCTTGTTGTGTTTTCCATATTTTACTTACTAATGAACCAATTACAATTATATGTTTATGTTTTGATTTGTAAAGAGTATAAAGGGTTTTTAAAGAGATATGTTGTCTACCAGTATGTGCGTTTAATATAATAACTGAAGCATCTTCACATCTCTCTAAAAAATCTGAATGTACTCTGTCGTCATTTAAATCTAAGTAATGTGATTTATCATAACCAACACAATATATATTAGGTTGTTTACCGTAATATTTAAATATGGCTTCTCCTATACCAGATCTATGACCTGTAATCACATATTTCATAACGTCATTCATAATAAAAAGTTTTTATAATAAATTATTTTTTACAAATACATCTTTTAAATAATTTTTTTATTTTTTCAATTAAGTTTTTCATTTGTACTCCTTATTGTTTTATCGTCTACCTTGTCCACGATAAGGTTTATAACTTCTTCGTTTACTTTTATTCATCATTGTTTTGCTAATAAAACCATTCCCAATGCTTGTACATTTAGGTTTAGATTGTTTCTTAGTATTTACTCCATAATTTATCGCACGTTTCGCCATAATTTAGTTTTGTCTTTTTAAGTTTTCTTTTATTAAGTTTTCTTTTAGTTTTTCTTTTTCAGAATTTAATTTTTCATTAAGATACTTTATAAATTCTTCTGGTGTATTATATTTTTTATTTTCTTCTTTTTTCTGTGTCATATTAATCCCTTGTTGGAAAATTAGGTGTAGGTGGTTTAGCCAATGATGATGAACTTATTATAGCTGAAGTAGTAGTCACTCCATTAATTTTTTCTTGTGTTCTTCCATAAGCTGTTACTCCTAATATCGCACCCATAGAAACGTGAAATAATCCACCACCTTTTAATGTTAATGGATCCCAAGGAGTAATTACTATTGTTTTTAAAAATGATATTTGTGCTACGTTCCATAAAATAGGAAATATCATAAAATCAAAAAAGCAAATAGCAATATACAACCAAGCAATCGCTGGTCGCCACATACTTTTAAGATCTATTTTCAAATCAGTATTGTTATCCATATTATTTTTTACTTATTCAGTTTTCTTTTTATCATACATGTCAATTTTATCAATATCATAAAATGCAGTAGGTTTACCTTTATCTGTATTTATAGTTGATAATTCACCTATTTCTTTTTCAAGTAATCTCTTTTTTCTTTTACGTTCTAAGTAATCACTAACCTCTGTTTTAAGTGATTCAACTTTATTTTTTAAACGTTCTTTATCATTTGATTTTATTTTACTTAATGTTTCTTTTAACTTAGCATTTATATCAGCGATTATATCTTTTGATACTTTTTTTATCTCTGTTATAGGTTTAATTGTAGATGATGGTGGTAGAGTACTTGATGGTGAACCTAAGACTATTTCTCTATTCCATGCTACTAACATCATAACTGCTAATGGGTCAAATACAAATACGATAGTAATAATTACAAATCTCACTGCTTTTTCAAGTATCGTATCATCTATTTTATCACCATATATTAAAGCAGCAATATATTTAATAGGACCAACCTCAGCTTCAATTTTTCTTAATTGACTTGCTATCGGTGCCCTTTGATTGGTTAATGTATTAATTTGAGTTTGTGCTTTTTCTATTTCACTAACTAATCTATTTCTTTGTCCTTCTTGCTGTCTTCTTAATGTTGTAGCTTTGTCAATACTCTTTTCGTCTGTAGATCTACCAATAGTTTGTTCAACTAAATCATCTAATTGTTTAATTGCTTTTTGGTTTCTGTCAATAATACTTCTTTGATATTTAATCTTATCATCAAGTATATAAACTTGTGAAGCAACTTCCCCTGTCGGAACTGCTTGATCTAAATGTGCTTTACTTAAAAATCCGAAGATACCCATACTTGTTAAAAGCATAAGCACAATTAATGATACACTAAAATAATATTTCATTACTTTTGTAATATCATTCCATCTTCTATATAACCAAGATGCGATAACTAATTTTGCTGATTCTAATGCTACTCCCATAATTGCGATTGGAATTACAGCTGTTGCGAATATTGCTGTTAAACCAGTGATAGCATAAAATGCAGCGATAGATGATAAAAATAACGCATTAATCAGTAATATTGTTTTCATTTAATTTTTTTCGTTTATTATTCCATAAAATACTACTTTTGAATCTTTGTACATCGCCTGAACTGCTTGAGTAGCTTGAGTAACATTTAATGCACGTTGTTCAATTATAATTCCTGGACTCTGATTGTTTATATGTACTAAGAATCTAAAAGTTTTAAGATTCATTTTCCTATATTTGTTCTTGTAAATTTCATCATTATATTTTCATTATAATATTTGTTTTCACCATTAGGAAGTTTCGCATTTAATACATCAAACTCAAACATATATTTTACTTCCCAATAATTAACTTCACCTCTTGTTTTACAAAGTCGAAGTATTTCTCTTTTAAAATTTTCTTTCCCTACTGTTTCTACTTCTTTTAAAAATGCTGGAGAGGATCCCCAATAATCTTTCCAATCATTTTCTATTCTTGAACGTCTTTTGTTTACTCTCCCTTTAAGTGGCTTTTTAGTTTTAGCTGATGTAAAATATTTACGCCCTATATAACTTTTATTATTTAAATTATTTGTAATTGAATAAATAAAACCAAAATACTTAGAGCAATCAGTAAATTCTTTTTGTTCGTATAACCAGTTTGTCATACGTGTATTTATTCGATCCCTTCATTATCCTCAATCTCTTCATCTTCGTTATTGGTTATATCATGAGCACAAATTGGACAATAAGCAATATCACTTTGGTTTAATGAATTATCTTCTGAAAAAAAAGATACTTTACCTTTAGTTTCGCAAGAATTACAATGAAACTTAACTGTAATCATTTTATTTTTTAGCTCCCCAAACATCTCCCCAATCACCTTTTAGAGATCCTTTTGCATAATCAGTAATACGATTTTCAAAAAAGTTTCCATGTATAGGAGCGTTCATCATTTCTTCTACCCATGGAAGTGGATTTATTTTTCTTTTATTAATACCCTTTAAACCCATTGAAATGAGTCTTCGGTCACATATATAACGAATATACTCTTTTACTTCTTCTCTTTTTAAATTTTGCATATCGCCCATAGAAAAAGCGAGGTCAATAAAATTATCTTCTAATTCTACCATCTTTTCAGCGATATCGTATATTTTCTTTTTAAGAGAATCGTTCCATATTTCATTATTTTCTTCAATATAAGTTCTAAACACACGTATCATTGCTTCACAATGTTGTGTTTCATCTACCATTGACCAAGTAACTATTTGACCCATACCTTTCATGAGCCCATGTCTTGGAAAATTTAATAACATAATAAAAGATGAAAACAATTGCATACCTTCAGTAAATGCTGAAAATGCTGCGATACTTATAGCAATATTTGCTCTATTTGTATTTTTAGATGCTAGGTCTACAAAGTAATTATGTTTTGCCGCCATCTCTTTATAATTATTAAATTCATTATAAGTTGCTTCTGGTAAACCTAATGTTTCAATTAAATGAGAATATGCTGCTATATGTAAAGCTTCACGTGCGGCAAATCCACACATCATCATTCTAATTTCTGGTTGTGGAAAATATGGAAGATAGTTCATTACATAACCACCTGCTACATCAATATCACCTTGTGTAAAAAATCTAAAGATATTTGTAAGAAAATGTTTTTGTGGCGGTGTTAATTTGGTTTTCCAATCTTTTACATCTTCTAGCATTGGTACTTCAGTATGAAGCCAATGTGATTGTTCATGTTTAAGCCATGCGTCATAAGCCCATGGATAGTTAAATGGTTTAAAGTAGTTTCTTTCTTCGGTTAATGATTTTACTGCTTCTTTTGGCACGTTCATGTTCCTCTATATGTTAAGTTAAAAAAATAATTGTACTTTTCCTGTTGGATTAATATATATATGTCCTTGTAATGTAATTCGTTTTTCATAATTTGCTAATGCGTGACGACCTATTCTGTGTTTTTCAATACCACTCCATAAATGCAATGTACCATATTCATATGGTATTGTACTTTCTTTTCCTGATACCATTAACCACTCTAAGTGTGCTCCTTGTTGTGGCATCATGATTGGAGATAAAAAAGAAAATAATCTTTTAGGATCTATATTATCTTCCCATAAACAAAGTGTCGTATCAGTGTGCCATCCGAATGGCTCAGCTATTTGTTTTCCATCAAAAATATGAAATCCTGGGATTGGTAAATTTGGATAAAACTCAGTTCCTTTATAATTAAAAACTTCAAACCAAACACCTATTTTATTAATTAATTTTTCATATATTAATTCTTTAAATTCTTTTAGGAGTATTCCTTGAACCTCCTTGTTTATTTCACTCGTATCTTTGGGTTTAAGTGGATATATACTATCACCAAGTAGATACTGATTTTTAGAATAATCAGACTTTAAATAAACACTACTTTTGTATATATTATAATTGTGTAACTTTTTCCAATGTGGTTTTAATTCTAAAACTTTTCTAGCTATTTGGTTTCGTTCACCTTCTGAGAAAAAGTTTTGTATTTCAGCGAAAGAAAAACGTTTCATAATCTTACCAGTAAATATATGCTCTGTTATCTTTAAGTACGTAATGCCCTTGTAAAGTAATCCTACTTTCACCATCATTCATACCAAACCTTTTCATTCTATGATAATGATCACCTTTCCAATAATAAAAAGTATTTAAATCATATAGTTTTATTTTTTCAGGATAATCTTTTAATGCATCAAAGTCATTTGTATCTTTATATTCTAAACCTGCTGGATCATTGATTGGAGACTCAATTAATGATAAAAATGAATAACAATCTTGTGGTTTAAAGTTAGGATCATATCTACATATCGTAGTATCTATATGATATTCAAAAGGATGTGGTATTTGTTTACCTCTAAATACATGGAATCCTGGACGAGGATATTCTTTCAAATATGAAGTAGGCATACCTGTTATACCTTTAACTGTATTTACTATTTTATCATATAAATCAAAAAACGATACATTTAGGTTTTCTGATAAAGTTTTATTCCTTTGATCTAGTTTTTCTAGTACATATGTAGCATCACCTAAGAAATATTGATTTTCTGCCGACTTATAAAGGTCAGGATTTTGTGCTGCTAAAAGTTTATCAGATTTTGCTAAAGGAGTATCTTTTATATGTCTCCAATCAGCTTTAAAGTATTCAACTTTGTTTTTTATATTTAAACGTTCCTCGTCAGTAAACCAATTATCTATTTTTTTAAATACAAACATAATATTAACTAAGTAGTGAAAATGCTGTCGTAATAAACTTTTCTATTGCTGCTTTATATTTCATCGTATCTGCTTCTTCTTGTATTTCTTCGATACGTGCTAAATCAGTTAACAGGTCTGCATATTCAGCTGTGGATAATTGTCCTGTTTCATGTTGATGATTATATCTTAATACTTTATTTGCTTTTTCTCTTAACCATGAATTTTCAGATTGTGTTAATTCATTCATGAGTTGCATTGCTTCAGTTATATTCATTATTTGTTCCTTGCTGCAAGTGCATTAGCTATAATATCAACTTGCTTTGTTAAGTTAATCACTTTTTCAATACAATAAATTTCTTTCATATTTCCTGATTTAGAAGAGTCATAAAGACCTCTCATACTTTCAGAAAATGGTCTTATCATTTTTAATACATCTTCATTCTCTTTTGCTGATGAATAGTAATATAACTTTTCTTTTCCTTCCCATATTTTTGTTATGGTTTCATGTGATTTATCACCAGTACATTGTACTTGCCTTACATCATATCTTAAATTTGAAATCATTAACATTTCATTATCGTCATATGATGATGGTAATAATTTTTTAAAAGCTGGAATACATGATGCTAATGTTAAAAATATTACAGTTAAAAGTAATACAGTAATCCATATTTTTAATCTTCTTCTTAGCCCTCGCATGCTAAACATGTATCCTCTTTTGTTAAATCTTTCATTTCAATTTCTTCAATAATTCTTCGTTCAATTTTCTTTGCGACTTTATCAGCTTTACCAATTTTTTCACTACGACAATAGTATAAAGTTTTTAAACCTTTTTTCCAAGCCATGAAATGACAAGCGTGCAGATATTTAACATCTGTATCTGGTCTAAAGAATAAATTAACTGATTGTGCTTGATCTATAAACTCTTGACGTATTGAAGCATGTTCTATAATCCAACGTTGATCTATTTCCATAGCTGTTTTAAAAGTTTCTTTTTCGTTATCTTTTAAAAATTCTAAGTGTTGAACTGAACCATCATTCATTATAATACTAGACCAAATTTTATCATAATCAAGTTTATCGTTTTTATCAATATATTTTTTTATTAATTTATCTAAGTACTTATTTTTATTTATAGACGCTCCAGAAAGAGTATCTTGTCTATAAACATTTGCTCTAAATGGTTCAATTGATGGTGATGTATTTCCCATTATGATAGAGGATGAAGCATTTGGTGCGATAGCCATTACATGAGAAAATCTTTGCCCTGTTCCAATCGCATCTGGTGCTTCACCTCTTTCTTTACCAAGTTTAATATTTGCTTTATCTAACAAATTTCTTATATGCATAAACATTCTTGTATTTGCAGAAACAGCCATAGCTGATTCCCATGGAATGTTTTTCATTTGTAAGTAAGCATGAAATCCGAGTGCACCAACTCCGATACTTCTTTCTCTTTCAGCTGAGTATTTTGCTCTTGATATAGCATTCGGAGCGTGAGATATAAAAAATGTAAGAACATTATCTAACATCTCTGCTATATCTGCTAAAAACTGGTCGTCTTTTTTCCATTCATCAAAATATTCTAAATTAACTGAAGATAAACAGCAAACAGCAGTTCTTTCAACACTTGTTGGTAATATAATTTCAGAACAAAGATTTGATTGATTAATTTTTAAATTTTTTGATTTTAGGAAAGAAGGAAGATTTTCGTTTGAGGTATCAATAAAATGAATATATGGTTCTCCAGTCATCATACGCATTTCTAATATACGTTGCCATAAATTTCTAGCACTTATATAAGTTTTAACTTCTTTTGTATGTGGATCACGTAAAGCCCATTTATCATCTGCATCTATATCTAACATACATTTTTCAATAAGTTCCATAAACTCATTTGGTATATTAATACCATGATGTATATTTAAACAACGAACATTTTGATCACCTGTTGGTTTTCTTATTTCTAAAAATTCAATTATATCAGGATGTGATATATCAAGATAAGCAGCATAAGAGCCTCTTCTTGTACGTCCTTGTCTATAAGCAAGTGTAGATGCATCATATATTTTTAAGTGTGGCAACACACCAGTTGATTTATCATCAGCTGATCTTATACCAAATCCTATACCAACTCCACCCCCAACCATTGACAACCAATTAGTTTCTGAAAGATTTTTAACTAATCCTTCAGCTGTATCTTCTATATAATTTAAAAAACAAGAAATTGGTAATCCTCTTTTGCTTCTTCCGAATGAAAGTATAGGAGTAGAATAAGATAACCAATGTTTTGAAGAATAGTCATAGAGTCTTTGAGCATGTTCTTTATTTGAAGAAAATGTTTTACTTACAAAAGCTAATCTTTGTTGAGGAGATGTTTCTTCATCTTTCATATAAGATTCTTTCATACGTTTTATTCCAGCATTATCGAATAAGGAATCACGAGTATAATCTACTCGTATGTCATTATAAATTTCTATTGTCATAAGCTACTATTTGTAATATTGAATTACGAAACTAAATCTATAAGTTGGAGCCGATGGATTTGGTGATGAAATACAATGTGGTATAGTACCATCAAAAAGTATTACTCTTCCTGGAATATAAAAAGAACAATATTCTAATTTACTCATATTCTGATTAGTAAACATAGTATAACCACCCCATTCAATATTCCATGTCATATTAGGATAGTATAATATAGTTCTTACATCATTCGATCCTGCAGCATCACAATGAAAACGGTTTTTATCATGAAGCGTACTTAAATTAACTCTTGCTTGAATAATCTCATATCCATTTAACATAGAAAGTATCTGCTTAGTTCCTTCTAAATTAAGGAAGTTTGATTGTTCTAATTGATTACTCGCAAGTAGATTACAATATAAATTAAAGTCACCTTTATATTCTAATCTTGGTGTGTCACTTCCATCTGTAGTAAAATGTCTTGTTGAACAAAAATGATAAAGTCTTTCTCTATCTGCTGCTGTGTATAGGTCATCAAATATAGTTAATTGTCTATTATCAATTTCTAAAAGAGTTTTATTCATTTTGTTTATCTTTTAATTCTTTCTCTTTTAAATTTTGTTCCGCTTTTCTTATAATATCAAGTGTCTCTGTTATATCTAACTTTTCAATACTAGACACATCTTTCATTAATTTATCTTGTTCAAGCACTAGTGCTTTATGTCGTTTTGCTAAGTCTGTAAAAAATTGAAACGTTTCTTCGTTATGACCTATTGTAAAATCTTTTATATTATATCTAGGCATTTAATCATCATCTCCATCTTTGAATTGTGATTCAATTAACAACATACGGTAATATAATATATCAAATGTTATGAAGTTTATAAACTGCATTAACATTGTAAACTGCATTTTAAATAAGTACTCAGGTATAATCCATATAACAAGACATAAACAAAAAAAGTAATGAACTCTTCTGTTTGCAGGTATAGTAAAAAATAACCAATTTAACATTTAATTATTCAGTAATTTCTTTTTCTTTTTTCTTTGTAAAGTCAGCTTTGACTACTGTAGGTGAAACAGCTTCTTTTGCTATTTTATCTAATTCATTTTGTATTTCTATTTTCTTGCTTGTAACTAAGTCAAGAGTATCATACTTTAAATTATCTATAAAGTTTTTAGCAGTATCAGCACCTAATTCTAAAACTAATAAATCTTTACCAGCAACTATCATCGCAGAAGCACAAGAGATAGCTTGTCTAGGTGTTTTAATATTCATAATTGATCTCCAAAGAGGTTGAAGAAGAACGTTTTGTTCTTGCTCTATACGTCTTTGTTGTTCTTGTATTTTAGTTATATCGATCGTATTATTATTGTCGCTCATGTTTCCTTTATATTTTACAACGTATCCATTTATTAAAAGCAAGTTCTGCCTCTAGACCACGATACGTATTTTCATTAATTAAATTTACTATATTTAATTTAGGTTGTTTTAAAACTATTTCATTTATATCTTTACCAGATATATTTGAAGGAAATAAACAAACTCCATAACCCAATTTCATACATTTATATATTGATTTACAAACCTCAACATTTCTTGGTTCATTATCTATTATTACGATTACTCTTTCTTTATTTTTTAAAAGTCTTTTACTATCAAAAGAAGTACCTGCAACAGCAACAGCATTTGGTAAAAACATACTATCGATTGGTCCTTCAACAGCATAAATAGTTTTACTTTCATCTAATTTATCTAAACCAAATATTTTTTCGTTTTTTTCATTTGTTTTAATTGTATAATACTTTGGTAACTCTTTTCCTAAAGTACGCCCCTGTATCGCAAGTAAATTCTTTTTCTTATCATAAAATGGTATTACTAATCTAGGATGATCTTCTTCAGTCGAAGCAAACTTTGGCGCAATATTTTCATTAACCCATTTTTTAAATGTATTAACCCAATATAAAGATGCAAAGTATTCAGTTGGTATTTTACGTTTTGATAAGTATTTTTGAACAGGGTGTTCACTTTGGAAAGAGGTTGCGCACTCAGCATTAGGAAGACCAGATATAATTTCTCTCTTATCTGTTCTCTTATCCTCTTGTTTAGGTTTGTCAAATTGGTCAAAGAAGTCTTTAATCGGTTCTTTAAAAAATCCGACTTTAGAATTGCTTTTATATTTTTCAATATTGTATTCATTTTCTAATCTAGAATCTACGAATTTTAAAAAATTACTAAACCCCATACTCGCACCACAATTATGGCATTTAAAGTTTAAATTATTTTTTATTTTATATATAAACCCTCTAGCTTTTAATATATTACGTTTGGAATCTTTACATATTGGACAACTAAAATTCCAAAGATAAGTATTTTTCTTTTTAAAGTTCCTTAATTTAGGAGCTACTAATTCAACATATTTAATGTCAGTAAACAACATAACGATAATATTATATTATATTTTAACTTCTATGTAAATATTATACTATGTTTTAATTTGTATGTAAAGCCCTTTAACTAAAGATTTTTAATAATATTTCGGCTATATTCTTATATTCCACACCAACGGTAATTGCTAAAATAGCACCTGCAGCATACCATTTCCAACGTTCAATATTATGTACTTGGTTCGATAATTTCTCAATACTACTTGAACTAGTATTTGATAAATGATTACTTACTTCTTTAATTTCTTTATGTATTTCCATTATACGCATATTTAATTCGTGTATCTCACTATTTAAATTCTCAGATTTTTGTTCGTTATTTTCAATCCTTACTTCATGTTTGGAAATTAACTTACTTACTTCTACTGAAGCATCTGCTAATTTGTCTACATTTTTATCAAGTTTACTTAATAATATTTTAAGTAAGTCAATGTCAGCCACTACTTTAACGAAACGTGATTTAACAGTTCCGTTTCCGTTTCCGTTTTCATTGTTATTTGACATTTTTATTTAATCTTTCTGCTTCTCTTACCCAAGCTTGTAAAGCGATTAATTTTTCACGTATTATATTACATTCTGTATAATTATCTACAGTTGTTTCTAATAATGTTCTTAATTCTACTTTATCGTTTTCATTTGTTTTGGATTTTCCATCAGCACCTCTGGTGGAGTTGGGTATTTCGGAGAACCCTGTGATGGCTTCATTATGGAGCAATTTGACATCATAAGGAAGAGCACACTGCTTATTAAGACTATCAGGAATAATCTTTGATATTTTATCATGAACATTTTCACCTCTTTCATTTATTTTTTTAACTATTCTTTCTAAATTTTTATCTGATGCTTCAGATAAGTCTTTTATTTGTTTTTCGTATGTTTTTATTTTATCTTTACTTTCTTTTAATATCTTTTTAGTATTAGAAGAGCTAACCGCATAATTTAATCCTTCTAACCAAGTTCCTCCTATCAATAAAATTAAAAAAATTATACGATATAAAAACTTCATTGGGATTGGTATAAGAGGAATAGATGTAATTATAAATCCTACAAGACCTGTAAGAAATATTCCATGAAATACAAAGTCAGGTATAAATGTTAACAATGTAGATAATGTAAAAAAACTACTTAATGACTTTATACTTAAAAATTCAAACATAAATTAATTTAATTCTGTTGCTACTACATTTGCTATATCTGATTCTTTACTTCTTGTAATTGAAGACCAATTACCACCACCAAAACGATTAAACCTAATCGCTTTTATATTATTACCATTTTTTAAAACTATAATTCCTTTAGGATTTTTACGAGCAAAGTTATAAATCATTGCCTCCCCTTCATCCTCTAAGTTTAAATATTCAGACCAACGAGTCCATTTAGTTTTACCATTTTTAAATTTATTATATACTGCATCTTTTACATTAAACATAGCATAACGTCTTGCAGCTTTTTTAGATACAACTGGTTGGTCTGTACTTACACCAACACCTGAAACATTTGCTATGTCTTCATTCACTTTTTCAATTAAATAAAAATCATTTAAAAATTCTTTAACTTCTTGTTCGTCTTTACTCAGTGTTTCGTTAGATAATAATAACTCATTGTATCTTGACTCAACAAGATATAATGATTCTTTCTTAATATAAAACTCTTTAATTAAATATAATGCTGCAACTAAAGATTTAAGACGATTGTCTCCTCCTGGCAGTTTTGCTAATAATCTTTTTAGTTTAAAAACTAATCTATGTAAATATGAAAACGATTGACGTTCTGCTGTTGTTTTTAATTCTGAATATTTTTTAAGATAATTCCCTTTATCGTCAATAATTTTATATTCGTATGCTTTTGTTTTTACGAAAGGTGTTACAAGCAAATATAAAATTCTTAAAGCAATAAGATTATCTACTACTAAATTTGCCATTATATCTCTCTTAATTTTTTTTGTACATTTTCATCAATCGGCAAACTTGTTGTACGAACTGCTGTGTTTGGAATAAACTCAGGCAGTCTTCCAAGATAAGCAAGAAAAGGAATTAAAATATTCCAATTTTCTTCACCTATCTTAAAAAACAACATTTTTGTCGCAGACTGTTGCCAAAGATTATAGATAATAATTATATGATTTAATATAAGTCTTTCTTTTAAATCTTCTACATTTGAAGAAAGTTTATACCTTTTTAACAGTTTAGAAAGATGAATAAATCTTTTTAAATCATCTTCAAATTCTGATAAATTCCCAATAGTAGGATTATCATAATTTTTAATAGCATAACTTAGGAAATTATTTTCCGTTAGTTTCTGCTCTGTCATTATCTTTGGTTGAAGATTCTTCTTTTATTTTAGTTGAATTAATTACTTCATTTAATGCTTGTACAGCACCAGTCAACATATCAATTTCTTTTATAGTTTGAGCTGTTGTACTTCGAAGTTGAATTAAAAAACTTTGTTTTTCTTTCAGTATATTAGAATATTCTTCAATTTTATTTTTTACATCATATGTCATAATTTAAACCTTAATTATATAATTATACGATTGTCATATTTCTAGCTGATAGAATAATCCATCCACTAGCTAATGCTAACAATGTAATCGATGCACCAACAGTATTACTATTGATGGTTGTAAAACCTACTCGAGCAGCAACGTTAATTGATACGTTACCAGCACCTGCTATTACATTTATAATCTTAACTTGACCTGTTGATCCTGCAGCAAGTGATAAAGAATCACCACCTGATGACAATGTAAAGTTAGTTATTGCTGTCGATAAACTCGCAGCAGCATTACCAGTCGCAGCTTGTGCTGTTTGTGAATAACGTAAAAATCCATTTGATATTGCTAAATTACCTGCAACATCTAATTTTTCAGATGGTGTTGAAACTCCGATACCGACTTTATCAGTAGATGCGTCAACAAATATTAAATTGTTATCGTTATCTCCAGATATACGAGTATCTTGGTCAGCTCCATTTGAATTTACTATTACAGCAGAATTCAAGTTTGCTAGAAAATTTGTTATTGTTATTTTTTTGTTTGAACCACCCTGTACGAGTGTAAATAGATCTGCACCAGCAGCACTTGATGCAGCGGTTAAATCTGATATCTTTTGATCAGCCATTGTTTTCTCCTATTAAATGTTATAGAGGGGGTGATTATTTGTATCTAATCACCCCAACTCTAGGATTGTTTAATTATTTATTAACTATCAGCGACAACTGCATCATCTGCAGCATCACCAGTTATAGACGACATAGCAACTAAAACTTCAGACTTATGTCTTGTTGTGTTTTGAGCATCAGTATAAGTTTTATATTTAACCCATCCTGGTGTGTGAAGACCTTTTGCTCTGTTTGCAGCTACACCAGCTTCTGTTGTGTCTACACCATAAACATGTGCGAGATCAGCATCTGCTACAAAAGCAGGCTGTTCGTTTGCAGATATAGTAAGACCTGCAGCTGTAGCAGCAGCGTAGTTTTTATGCAATGTCGCTACTGTATTAGACGTAATAGAAATAACTTTGTATTCAACTGATGCTATTACTACACTGTTTCCTGTTTTTAATTCAGTAGTAAATGTAGTTCCAGTACCAGTTAAAGTTGGTGACCCGTTAGTCACATCAACTGTACCTGTTATTGCTTTTGTGTCTTTGTTTCCAAATAGTGCCATTGTATTTCCTTTTGTTTATATATGCATATATAATATAGATAATAAAAAATTCAATTCTTAAATTTCTTTTGCGTATTCTTTAAAACTTGTACTTTCAGATTTTTCTGTCTTTTCTGATTGTAAATAATTTTTACATGTAGATATATAATCTTCTGCTTTTGTAATTTTACTCTGAACCCATTCAGGTAAATTATCATTATCAGAAAGCATTTCTTTTATCTCTTTAGCATTATTTAATATTGAAGTCAACTGGCTTTTAGCCATAGATCCTTCGCTATCATATTCTCCAGGATCGACTTCACTATTTAAAGTTTTTTTCTTTTTTAAATAATCCGATATAGGAGCTGATAGTTTTTTTAATATTTTTTTCTTAAAGTTTTCTTCCATTTTTTATTTACACTCTAAAATCTAAATTTTTATCTAATGCTGATACCGCACCATCTATTAATTTATTTCTAGGTGCTTCTTGTTTAACTTCTTGTTTAACCTCAGTTGGTTTTATTTCAACTTTAGTGTCAGCTTTTACCTCAGCTATTGGTGCAGTTTTTACTTCAGTTTTTGTTTCTACTTTTGTTGCTGTTGGTACTTCAGTTTTAGCGTTTGTTTCATTAACTACTTTAGTTTCACT